GTAAATGATCAGTTTGACATTCGGGAATGACTGAGACTTGATCTGGCCACCAACACTCAGGGCGAAGAAATGGACACACGGTTTCCAGTCACGGTCTTTATCTTTCTTGGGTTCACCATTGGAATGGTTCGCATAATCCCAATACCCTTTGTTCCCATCTACTTTGAAATCAATGCCAGGGAACATGTTCTCGGCGACCACGTCAGCAAAGAAACCGTCTTTGGCGAACTTGATCTCATCCTTATACCGGCGTAAATAGATGAACTCGTGGCCCCGGTTGATCGCGTCTTTGATCCCCTTGATCTTCGCACCAAAGGTTTTCCCGGTACCACGCGCACCCAACACCATGTTGTAATACCCGTTGAACGACCACAACCGACTAAAATCATACCAAGGCAACCGCGAACTGCCGTCAGTTCGATCACGGTTTTTGTCTATCGTGGACATGTATTCATTCCTTGGAGTACACCTTTATTCTTAAGAAAAACCTCGGGGTCGGTGGTGTTCGACCGGCCAGCAACTAACCGGCCATTGGATGGCCAGTCTAGACCACGCACTAACACCAGGTGCAGGTGGACCGCAAAATCATTATTGGAATGATTCGCGCCACTGCCACCCATGCGGGCCACCGGGTCACCGGCCTCAACTGTGTCCCCTACTTTCGCTATGAACGGGTTCCGTGCATCACAGTGCCCATACACCGAGATGAGTCGTTGCCCATCCACGATCCCGTGGTCTATAGCGATTTTATAACCTGAGTTGTACGCTAAAACGTCGTTGTGGCCACCAGTGCCTACCACCGTACCGGAGGTAATCGCGTACATAATGTCACCAGGAACACCCGGGGTTCTCGCACCGAGATCCATACCGCTGTGGTAGCTGGTCCATCGGGTGGTTCCCCATGCTTGGGTGCATCGTAAATTCTTGAGCGGGTCCGACCATTCACCGGACACAGTTGGTGGTTCACCAGGATCTCCTGGATCGTCACCACCATCACCAGTGCTGCCACCGGGCCTGGTGATGGTGTGCGACTCAGGCTTCCAAATGTTCGCGGTAGTCGGATACGCGGTAATGGTCTGCTTATTGGATAACCGGATAAAAATGTTGTCACCATGAGCAGTCAAACGGTCCACACTCACAGATCGCCCGACCTCAACGTCACCCTCATAATCATCATCATCCCCCGGCCCGGGGTCAGGACCGGGGCCACCACCACCAGACCAATCCAATCGGTTGTATGCAAGACTGGCAAACGATTTACGGGCGGGCATACTATTCCACCCGGCCTGTGTGTTGGGGCGTTCATACCCCCACGTAAACGCCTCGGTCAAGTAGGCGATGGACCAGTTTCCGGTGTTTGCTCGGAATTGTGCAAACGTCATCCCACCATAATCAGCGCGTGGGATCCACTGGATATTGTTCGCTACCTCGTAATCAATCCGGTCCAGTTGCGAATTACCGTGACGCGGGTTCAAACCACGTGCCACCGCCCAGTCCCAATACTTCGAGCGTGGCGTCCATTGCACTAACCCATACCCGCGATCAGCAGACCACGTGTAACCGTACTCGTACATGTCAGGGTTGATCGACGATTCGTGGCGCATATTCCCAAGCAGCGCGCAAATCGACTCCCGCGACCAGTCAGTGTTGCCATATAAATGGTCCACAACCTTTTGGGCGTTCTCCAGTGATTGGGATTCGGTGAGCCATACCCGGTAATCATCATGCCATGTCATGGTTATGCCCTGATCACAGCATCAATAAATAGATTATCGTTGGCCCCAATGGATCCTTTCACGTTGCCAAATCTGATCCTACGATCACGTTCAACAAATAACATTGCGGTGCCCACATTTGAACTCACCCCAGTCACGGTGCCAATAATATGGCGTTCTTGGTGTCCATACGCCATTGAATCAGGGACAAGGTGTGCTGAGTTAGCGGTAAATCGGAATAATAAATTCGTTGCACTGTTTCGTGTAACAGCACCACGTAGATATGTGGTGTACCCATGCTCATCACCAATGACACGGACCCGCATTTGATAGTCTCCAGCGGATGCAACACCCCCACCCCATTCCATGTGATTGGCAATGCCTACCCAGCCGGTGTCAAATGTGGTGCCAGGTAACACTTGACCAGGGTCACCGACGTTAGAGTGAACAGAACACTTCTCCCAGGTGTATCGTTCCGGGCGGTCAGGCATAAACAGTAAAGGTGTTGACGCGTTGCGGATAGTGTTCCCCATGATAATGGCGTCACTTTTGCGAGTGTTGTCAGTGTTTCCGCCCATCGTGATACCAATAACGTCTTGGAAATGTTCTTGTGAAGCACCAGAAGCATCTATACTGTTGCCTACCACACGACAATCAGTTGGACCAGATAACGGTTCGGTCATGTTAGCGACCAGGGCAATCCCACGACGACAACCGGTAATGTGGTTGTAGGACATGTCAATGTTTTTCCCGTTGTGAGTGTCAATCCCTTCCCAATGGGGAATATCGTAGATGGTATTGAACATGACGTCCACGTCCTCAGAGCGGTGTGACACATCGAGGTGAGTGGAGTTTGAGACGCTGATCCCGTAAGTATTCCAGTTCACTGAAGCGTCGGCGTTGGCGTGCCCCACACGGTTGTGCAGGATCACCCCACCTTTGACTGAGGATACTGCTATTCCCGCATACCGGAAGTGTTCTACCGTGCAATGTTGGATCCGGAAATTCTGAACATGTGTCAGTCTGATCCCTGTGTAGCCCACATCGTGGACGGTCACATTATCTAAGGTGATGTCGGTCAAAGGTCTGGTAGTAGTACCTAACGCGTAGATCGCGTTGGCCCCGGATTCATGGTTGGCTAGGGTGTTGCCGTTTCCGTAGACCCGTAAGTCTTCCAAGTGGACGTGGTCAGAAGTTATGCGGATGACATGACCTGTTCCGTGGAACACACCACCACGGATGGACACAGGGCGATCCAAGACCAACTCATCGTCCCCTATCTCAAATTCCATGTCTTCAGGCAGGGTCAGGATAGTGTCGGTTGGTAAGACTGCCAGGGCATCACGCAATGATGCCAGGTCGGTTACACCATACTCGGTGTGGTGGGCGACCTTGCGCCGGGCGTCTATACGGTGCTGAACGGAAGCTACTTCACCACGGAGGTCGTTCACATGGGTATCTACGGTATCGACCAGTGTGTCCTGGAAGTCCTTGTTTTCGTCTTTCAGTACATTAAACCGGTATTCGAGCGTGTCGGATAGGTCGGTAAAGGATTTGCGGTCGGTGAAGATCTCGCGCATCACTTGACCTAACAGGGAGGTGTCGTCTTGGACAAGGTCGGACACGGCCCCATCATTGAGTGCGACCAAAGACGCGTTGACGTCGGACATGAAACTGTCATGGATTCGTTGAAACTCTTGGACCCCATCCACATAGCGGTCATGGGCCTTGTCGTACTCGGTTTCAACGTCTGTGACTAACTGGTCAATGGCTTTTTGTAGGTTGGGGTGTAACTGGTCCACGACGTGGTCCCGTAGGGCGGTGATCAGTTCTAACAGGGTTTGCCCATCAGGATAGGTGTATGGGGTGATTTGTGGGACACCAAAGCGTCCTTGTGGCCAGATGGTGGGTTTAGTAACCATAGTACGGGTATCCATTCAACGGGTAGTAGGTGTTTTCTAGTCTATTATAGGCGTTTCCAGTATCCCACAATCCCATGAAAAGGATCTCCAGTTCTGCCAGGATCTGGTTATCTACCCCGATGAGGGTGTCCCGGTACTCTTGGATCAGTTGGGCTTTGTTGCCTTGGAAGCCTTGAGTGTGCTGGGTTTGCTTGGATTGTTGGTCTTGGTTGGTGTTTTGTGTGGTTTGTGATTGTGTTTCCCCATCTGAGGTTTGTTCGGATTCACCTGTTGAGGTGGCTTTGGATTCGGAGGTTGACGCAGATTTCGATTCATTGGATGAGGTGGCGTAGTGTTCGTCGTCCACGATACGGGTTTGTGGGTACTCGGAGGCCACTGCGACGGCTTCACTATCTGAGGTTTGATCAGAATCAGACTCGGACGACTCAGTCGTTGCGGTGGTGGCTTTCGTGGTGCCGGTGGTGTCACCGTCCATGGTGCCGGTCATCTTCGATGACGCGTCATTGTCCATGGTCACGTTGACCGTCTCGAACGGGTCAAACTCGAACGTCGTTTTATACAACCGGTTGTAGTAGGGCATGATTTCGCCCATGACCGTGTCCATACGGAAACGGAATTCTTCATGCGTTTCGTGGGCGATCTCACGGTTCCAAAATCGTTTCACGATCTTGGTGTTCAACTCATTGCGATAGCCTTCATCCCATATCGGGTAGTCATCTAACCCAATCAACGCCGGATCGTGGTCTTGGGGCTTGCGGTCATTCAAGATATCTTTCAGACGGATCGTAAAATCAGCCACGGTCTTCTTCTTTCGCTGGTGCTAATGGTGCAGGTGCTTCGTCAACCACATCGTCACCTAAACCCAAAATATCTGAGTACGCGGACACAAGGTGTAATTGTTCTTCATCAGACCGCCATTCAACCGCCAAATCCAAACCAAACAGGTCATTGATTTGTTCACACGCCTGTTTCCGACTGTTCAACGCGATATTGCGGATCACTTCGGCCTGGTCTTTGCCAGTCTCAGCTTCCCCGGTAATCATGCGCTCTTTCTTGTCTTGGTTCACGGTGGGGACACCCATCATCATGAGTGCGTCGTTCCACACTTTCCCCTTGGACGCTAACAGCCCGGGAATGGTTTCGTGGTGGGTCGACATATCCACCGTGGAAGCGATGAACTGGTTGGGGTCCATGTGGGGTGCGATCTTGATCGTTGGCACACCCTCATCCACCTGCCGGTCAAAGTTCACCACCGACAACCGGGTATCTTGATCCATGACCAACAATTTGGGGTGACGCATATTCCTGGTGTTCACATCAATCGTCACATCAAGCTCAGTCAGCCGGTGCGTATACACGCTAATAATGTCCTGATCAGGTGTTCGCAGATAGTTCCCCCAAATCGGGACCGCCTGATGTGGCGTGTAGGTCCCACCAACAAGCGTGTGAGATTGGACCCGGAATGCGGTGGGGTTGTCATAATGGTTTGGACGTCCCACACTGGTGAAGGGTTGGACCAGGAAACGGGGCGCGAATCGTGGCCCGGCCACCGGGTCTGGTGCTGGATCCGAGTATTCAAAGAACAATGCGCCACCTTGACGCAACAGGGTGAGTTCTAGGAATCGTTCATCAACCGAATCCGGGAGGTTGGACCACTTGAAACGGTTCAACGATAGTTCGGTCAACACCCGCCAGAACATGTTATACACGTTCAGTTTGTGATCCTTCGACGGGTTCGCCCTAAACCGGGGTTGCCCACCTGCCAAGTGTGGTTGGTAGTGCATGGAGTACACACCATCAAGTTTGTGCGACATCAGTGTTCGTTTCCTTATCCGTAGTAGCCGTAAATAATAGGCGGGTTGTTGTCAATCTTGGTGTATCCAATATCGTCCGGGTCTCCCCACACGGTCACACCCTTTTCAAAGATCCCGCGAATCACATTCTTATATTGTTCAGGAATAATGGAGTCCCTGATCGTGTATTCCTGGAATTTCCAGTACGAAAACTTTTCCATCACCTGCAACCGGCTTGGGCGTAACGCTGCGTTGACCGCGTACCCATACCGCAACCAAAAATCCCCGATCACTCGTAGCGCACCGTCGTGCAGGGTTTTGATTTTGACATCATATCCCCATTGGTCTTTGGCCAGGTTGAACGCTTCACCACCCATTTGGCCACTGATTGTTGGTTGGATCATTTTCGCGTCCTGCACCCTAGCGTTGAGTGCTGCCTGTGCTTGTGCGTAATCCCCACGTGCAGCCCAGGTCGCCAGGTCGTGGTTGGAGTCCCGGATACCCCCTGCCAACTGTGATTGGATGGCTGCACCTTGTTGGACCCCGCCTTGGGCTAGGGCTTGTTGTGCTGCCCGTTCAGACCGTGCCACCGCTTCACCCAGGCCGGTCGTGGCTGCGTTCATCGTGCCCGCAATAAGGCCGGGTCCACCACCAAGGGACCCTTGACCAATACTGGTGAGACCAGATAAACCCGCGCGGGTTGCACCATACTGATCAGCAATAGCATGACTACCCCGCATCTGGGCCAACTGGTTCTCTGTCATCGCATCCGCTGCGTTCATGCCCATCGTGGCCTGATCAAATGACTGATCAGCACCACGCAAGGCTTTGGAATGTGACCAGTCGGCAGCGTCAAACTGGTGTTGGATACCATGCCGGTTGGACGCCATAAACGACATGTACCCGTTATTCACCACCGAGAATGTTGGGAAATCGTAGATCCCTGTCGTGAAATCCAGGTATTCGCCACCATCATGCTGACCAGACGGGGTGTTCGCGTTGTGGTGTTTATTATAGTTTTTCGGGTGAATAATAATCCGGGGTGATGGTTGAGCAAAATACGGGATCTCCGCGATCTCAATATCCGATCCCTGTAACTGTTCCGGTTTCAAAATCAGTGGCGCACCCGTGTTGGTGGTCAGCTCGATCACCGTGTACGGGTAGGTCAACAGTTTATCCAGGTGGCGGTACTTTTCCGGTAAACGGTTGCGAACCGTGTTCCGCCAATTCGCTGCCACCGTTGTCGCTATGGGTTTCGTTTCACCACTGGACAAACCCACCATGTCTGATCCAGACGAGACCGTCAGATTATACCTGTATAAATCCGGGACCGCCTGAACTGCAATAATCCCCTGCGAAGCCCAAGGTTTCAGAGATAAACCCGCTATCCAGGACTTGAACGCATCCAACGTTTTGAAATAATACGCGTTCGCCCCGTTGGGCACCCCCTCGAACGTGGACCCTGTGGCAGTGTGCAATTTCGGGTTGTCTTCATCCCCATATCCAGGGTCATCGGGGTTCGTGTACTGATTCACCGTGGACCACACGATCACACCACAATCGTTGGTGTCCGCAATGTTTTCTCGAACCGTGTGGATAATGTTGTACTCGTTGCCCACGTCCAAACCCTCTGGCACGGTGAGCATCAGTTTCCCGTTCCGGAAATCGTTATTTGCGTTCGCTATCCCCACGTGCCCACGTTCCACATAACTGTGCCCGGGTTCGTGGAAGTGACCGTAGGTTTGCCACACATCAAGCTGCAACACTAGCTCGGTGGTGTTGGGTGCAACATGGCGTGCATCCAAGATGAAATAATAAAAGTCCATCGCATAATCGTTGGTGACCGGGTGAGCCGGGTTGTGGACGCGCACATAATTATTTTCTAACACCGTATTGACCGGCAACGACACACGAACCGGGGCGTATGGTCTAATGTAAATGTTCCGGTCAATGCGGTGCGTGGTATCAGTGCGCTGGGCAATGTAGGCGCGTTGTGCTGCACGGTTGGAAAATTCCACAATGTGCCGGTATTGGGCATCCCACGGGACGCGACATAATTCTACAATCGTACCGGCGGGCCATTGCTGGTCCGATATTGGTTCAAAGTCCTTGATACTTGTCATAAACCCATCCTAATACACTCTAGAAACACCAGTGGCCCCGCATAGTCGGACTAAACTACGCGGGGCCACTGTCACACCGTGAGAACAACCACCGGACAATGGTTATTCTACCACACCCTTATACTTCCGGTTCCGGGTCTTCTGGGTCTTCTGGATCGGTGTAGTCGGTTGGACCACCAGGACGATCAACCGGCCATGTTGGGTTCGACTGTGAATCCAGGTTGACGGTCAGATTCTTGGTCTTGGTGATTACATCACCATTGGGCGATTCAGGATCAATGAACACCACAGAACCTGTGATCTTCAATGTGCTGGCGGTTTCGCGACCACCAATATGAATGGTGCCATGTTGGGTGATCCGAGTTCTCGGGTCAGTGTTCCCAGACAGTGACCAGGCCACGGCGGTGATCGTTGGGTCCCCTTCACCATCGTAGGTGGCCTCAGCGTGTGCGACCAGGATTTGGCCACGATCCGCGCCACCAGTGTGGACTTCACCGTCACGGTTATAGATCGTGATATCTGTCATTCCTGTGGCGGGTTTGATCTCGTAGGCTACCGTGTCATCTGCACCAGTGTGGAACAGGATCGCCGGCGCAAACGGGGAATGCGAAATAATCGAGTGGTGGTGCAGGAAGTAGTTATCATACAAGCCCACCGGGTTTGGTGCTGAACGGTTCTCCAACAGGGTGTCTTGGACAACAAAGAAATCCTTGGTCGTCAAAATCGCCTGAGCGCCTTCCAGACCAAATTGTTCCGCGGGGATCGTGATCTGTCGGCCCGCTAGCGTGGATTTTTCCATATTGAACGCACCGGCCAGCGCGTCAACGTCCATGGTGGCGTTGAACTGTGGGGTCGTGAAGATGACCAGGTCGTCACGTTTCGCCGCAACTTCCATACCCGCTGCGTTGTACTTGCGCGACATGAACGTCATTTCCTCAGCCAGGGCGCGAACTTTCTTGATCGTCTGTTTGGCTTCATCACCGCCAGCGTCAATGGCGCGGGCGTCTGGGACGTTGATCCTGTGGAATCCACCGTTCGCTTCATAATGGGCGAACAGGGAGCACATCAGCAGGAATTCGTCCCACTCATCGGAGGTGGTGGGTGCAGCCATGATCGAGTTCACAAAGTCATGCAGACCAGTATCGGACAGGAAAGCGCGACGTAGTTCGTGTTCTTTGACCGTGAATTTATAGTAGTCTTCCCGGTTGATCCTGTGGAATGCTGATTCAACGTGTGGGACTTCTTGACCAAAAATGTCTTGTTCGAGATAGTCGCGGTCGGTGTTGTATTCTTTGGCGGTGATCAGTCCGGTGTGGGTTTCCTGGATGGTGTCACCAAAACGCATCATACCGCGCTTAAACTCGGCTAACGGGTTGGTCCACACCTGTTGGTGAGCAATCACCGTCCCAATCTGATTGATCAACGCGTCCACAAAGGCGTTACGTGCCGGAGTGTAATCCATGATATCGGCAGCAGTATCACGCATATTGCGCTGCGTGGCCTCGGTGATCCGTGCTGCATAATCGGATCCAACACTGTTGCGGATCGCGTTCATGATCCCAGCGTTGGAGGTGTCGCGTAGTCGTGGGATAGGTAGTGCCATAGTGTTATTCATCCTCAAAGGTAATTAGGTCATCAATGGTTTGTGCTTGGTCTTCGGTCTCAGCTTCGGAGTCTGGTTGGTCATCGTCACCGGCTTTCGGGATTTGTTCGAATAGATCCCAGTTGTCACGCATCAGTTTATCAATGCGTGCGTCTCGTTCCCCAATGGCTGCTTCAAGTTCCGCGATTTTTGCGCCACTGGTTTCGCGAACATTGTCTACCGCGCTACCGTGTGCTGCTCGGAGGTCGTCATAGATGGTGTCGGGTAATCCGTCATCACCGGGGTTTTGGAGTAGTCCAATCAGTTCTTCGATGTCCATGTGATCATCCTTTGAGTCGTTATAACGTAAATGGACCACCACCACAGTATGTGTGGTAGTGGTCCTTAGTATAGCGGGTGATCCCCCAACATTGTTAACCGGGGTTGTCTGCCCCGCTGTTCGCATCATCGGCCAGTATCACCTGGGACATTCCGGTGATGAGTCACAACATTGTTTGGGTCACCACAATTCGCATAATATCACACCTGGTGTCGTTTGATGCGCTTTTCGTGGTTTTCAAAGTATTCGTCCAGGGCTGCTCGGAGTACTTCGGACATTTTACGACGGGTGGCGAATGCGTATCCTTCGAGCATGTCTGCGCGGTGTTTGTTGTAGCGGAGTGTGATTTGTCTGGTTGGTTCAGGGTGTTTTTCCTGTGTCATGGTGTTCTCTTTCTTAGTCTAGTGTATAGGTTGTTTCGACCAGAACGATCCCGCCAGGGACGCGTTTGGGTTGGAGTTTGCCGGTGAACGTGTTACCTTCCACCATATCACTAATTTGTAGTCTTGCAGTAATGTTTTCAGGTGCACCTGCGATACGCACCACCGTGGACCCATCCGATAATTCTTCGGCATACCGTTTTGGACGTAAAAATTTTGCTCGAACAAAATCATACTCGTGGTCCCACGCGCCTAACCGGGTTGGGTGAACATCCAAACCCTGCGGCTCATCGGTGGTCAGCAAATGCAAACTATCGGTGTCAGCATACGCAAAAACATCGTGATTCTGTTGGGCTGCTCGAATCGTCATATCCCGCGCCCATGATGTAATGAACACACCCATCGCCGTATACACCGGATCCCGCTGTTCAGGGTCACCAGTCACCAGACGCACCGTGTCACTATCTTCATCCAACACCGGATACTTCCCGGTCACATCAGGGTTGGTCGCGAACTTCCCGTACAGGCTGTTGAGAAAGAGTTTGGCTTCCATCTGTTGGCCACCAGTGGTTGTCTCTTTGATCGTGGACCACTTCCGAATGTATTGTTTGAAGACTCCGGTGACGTGTTGGAATGCGTACCCACCATTGAACGCCAAAATGTTCAGATGATAGTGCTCGTGCATCAATTCCAAATCCACGTTCGTGACCACGATGGTGGTTGGCTCAGAAATGTGCGTCAAATACTCGGTAGGTGAGTAAATCATATTGTCTTTGATCTGAATCGTAGGAATATGATCCTCTCGGATCCGCGCAGTAAACGTGATACTCACAATATATAAACCATTGTTCGGTGGATACCCATCAAACCACACCGGCAGTCCATACGGTAACGGTTTGGAGTCCATCACATACGGATACAGGCTATTGACGTCATAGACTGATCCAGCACCTGTCACCTGGTTCTGATATTTGGGGTTCACATAGGTAAACCCGCCACGATACGCTAACCGAATGATCTGATCCATATCATGCGGCAACACTGGAAAGAAATTCTCAAAATGGTCCTTGCCCATGATCTGTTTGAAATCAGCTAACGCATCAGAACCAATCGTGAGTTTGCGGCCAACTTTCAACCGTTGATACATGGCCATGCCCATGATCATCACATCATGGCGAACATAATCCCACTCCTGTTCGGTTGGCTCATAACCGGGTGGCCTGTGTTTGTGAACATCAAGATCACCCTTGCGAATTGGCAGGTCGTAGGTTTCCGCGACCGATTCAACACTGGTGGTGATCTTCTTATAAGAGTCTTGCAGGATCGTGGTGTGTCCAGTCCCCCATTTGATCCACAACTGGTAATGCTCACCATAATGGCTAATCAGTCCACCAAACCGGAACGGATGACGACGCGTGTCATTCGACCACTGAAAACCGTTACGTAGCAACCAGTCAATGATAAACGCTGCATCAAATTTCAGGTTATGGAACCAAATCCTTGCCGACCAGTGCTGGACGTCCTGAAGAAATTCGTCAATCGTGGTGCCAAAGGTGACGGTGGGATCTGGTGAGACGTCTGCTATTGCCCATGCCCATACCCGGCAATCATCGGGATCGGTGGTGGTTTCAAAATCTGCGACCAGTTCCCGGTATTTCTTTGACACGGTCTATCAGTCCTTGGAGTGTGTCACGGTCTTGTCGGCGGACTTGCTCGATCACATCTTGCTTATCCGCATCCAGGTCGTTATCAGTCAGTGTGTAGTCTTTCGTGGATCGGTAATACCGAAACATGTTGTCCGTGAAGTCCCGGATCGACCACAAAATATAGAATTGTTCATCGGTCAGTGATTCGATTTGCTGCATCAACACCGGATCCCCGGCAGCAGAAAACGTGGAATCCGTTTTGCCCAGGCTTTTCATGGCCTGTGCCCTGGTGTTTGCGTATTCATCCCCGGTGTTATATGCGTCCATCTGCTGCTGTAGCGTGTCCAACGCATCAGAATGTGCAATCTGGTGAGGTTGATACGTGGTTTTCATGCCCCCGTGAGTTGGGTACATTTCGTCTTGCCACGGTGCCCGGGTTTCCCGCTGCCGTTCCCCAATGGTTCGGCCAAGTTCTGGGATATAAATATCTTTGATACTGTCAAACGCTTGTTTGCGTTGTCGGTCCCGTTTTCGTTGGACCCTGGCAAATTCTTGCCACTGCTGCCGGGTGATCAACTCGCCAGACCCAAGTTTCTCGAATTGTGTTCGACGGGAACGGAACGCCTCGGATTGGGCGATGAAAGACTGTAATTGTTTTTCGGTGTATCGGTCAATGGTTGCAGCATCAGGCACGCGTGGCTCATACCGGCCAAGACTGGTGACCTCTAGATCGTTTTTGACACGGTTCACTTTGCGACGCAGTAACGATAACGCGTGTTTCGCTTCCCTGCGTAACGGTGCAAGTTCTTCTTTCCGTTGCCGACGTGTTGCCAATGATACGATTCATTCCTTTACATCACAGTGTCGTGAAACAACAACGCCCACCACCGTTGTGGTGGTGGGCGCAGTGTGGTGATTCAATGTTGGTTAGCCAGTGATAACCAGAGTGAAGACTCGGTTTCCGTTCCGGGTGCGTTCGCCCTTGGGTTTGACCTTGATCGGCCACATGCCGTTTTCTTCGCCTGGCATCCCCATGATTGCGGAAATGTCTTTGAGTGCGGAGAAAATACCCACGGAGGTGGCAACATAGGACGCGCCTTTGTCGTCCACCAGAATGATCCGTGGGACTTCGCGGACTTCGCCGGTTTCCTCATTGACCAGGGTCACGGGCTTGATCACCCAGTTGGCCAGGTTGAGTTCCTTGCCTTCTTCAATGAGTTCTTCCAATGATCCCGCGCTAGTCATGGCTTTCAAGATTTCGATCTTGGTGGAGCGATCCCCACCCTTGAACGTTGAGACCACGTTGGAAGTGCCCTGTTTCATCTGTTCGATGTCCTGGGACAGGCCGTCAGTGGAGGCGGTTTCGATGATGTCCAGTGCGTTTGCTGTTTCAGTCACGTGACTATCCTTTGTTCGGTGTTTTTTGTTAGCCGGTGTTGGCTACAACCTCTAGTGTAACACGAAACTTTCAGACTGCAAAACCCGTGTGGTCGTGTCGTCGAAGATGTCGTGTTGTGCTACACTAGACAGCATACACCACACGCCACCACACCAAGAAACGTGAGCGTCAACACATCATGACATTTGTTAGGACACACCAATGACAACACACTACATAAACCACAACAACCCCGGCGCACACACCGACTTAGTCTCTTTCTTAATCCGCCAAGGAATCGTAGACCAAAACAGCGCAAACGGCATCGCAGACATGATCATACGCGACCACATACGCGCCTTCCGCGGAGCAACATTCATCCACCTAGGAACACTATAAGAAAAGAGAAGCACCATGACTGAACAGCTTTTACTCTGCGCGTCATGTGGTAACCGGATCAGCCAGTTCTACACCTATGACAGCACCTGTCCAGAATGCGACAGCAACCAAAGAGACGACGATGCTAACTAATTGCCAGAACACCTACTACCTCACCACCATCGACAACAACCACTACACAACCTACGGCCCCTACCACTACTACAGGATGCAAACCAAACTCATCAGCCTATTCAAAACAGAACCCACCAACAGACTCTCATTCGGCATGACCATCAAACGCGCAGCACTCGTCATGGAAATGATCGAAGAATACCAAATCGAAACACTCTTCCTCGAAACAACCAAACACCAACACACAATACTCACAAGGAACACCCTATGGACACCACCCCAACAACAACCCTCCTTATTCACCCAAACCCACACCACGCATACGGAGGAACCATCAAAAACGGACAATGGACAACAGCAGGAATGCACAACTTCTGCGAACACTGCGGAAAATACCTCACCAGAGACTTTGACTGCAACCACTGCGGAACGTGGATAGCATGACAAGAACACCACAATACAAAGCCAATTGCCACGACTGTGGAGAAACCTACCAAACCCAAAGCATCAACCACATCGACCAGTGGTGCCAAACACACCAGGACCAACACTGCCCACACACCGGCAGCCTCATAGAAGTATGGCAACTCATACGCTGACTAACCCCACCAACCCACAACCCGGCCAGCACACCACTGGCCGGGCTTTCCTTTGCCCACCACACACCCGACCAACAAACT